CGACGTGTATGCCGGCGCAACAACGGAAGTGAACACCCTCACAACGGCCCCGAGCCTCACCATGCTCGCCATGAGTGAAGTGTCCACCACCTCCGCGAAGGCCACGCTGACCTACAGCGATCCGAGCGAGCTCGTGGAAGCCGGCGGCGTGGAGTACGCCACCGACATCACCGCCACCCCGACCGCCGTGACGGGAACCCCGTCCGCCGGAACGATGGCCGTCGATCTCACCTCCCTCACCCTGAACACCTCCTACTATGTGCGTGCCTACATCACCGTGGACGGCACCAAGCAGTACACTCCGTGGACCAGCTTCAAAACGGCTGCCGAATAAGATGAAAATGGAAAGGACCGGCGGGCACGTCCCGCCGGACTCCGTTCCGAATGAACGAAATTAGAAACTTCAAAAACTGATTGCTATGCCTCAATGTAAATACAAATTGGAAGATCTTTCCAGCGGCCTCGGATGTGAGGTCGTGATGGGAGGTGTGAAGGCCATCCTCGTCGCTCTTCAGGACGATATCGCCGTGTGGCCGCAGGAAATCGCCACCCCGACCAGCATGGACGAGAACGTGAAGCTCTCCGGCATCCCCGTGATGAAGACAGGAAAGCGCATGTTCAAGCTCTACTGCAAAAACGACGCAGGCGAGTACAAATGCACCGGCCAGGGCGAGGAAGGCTCCCGCTCACAGCTGGCGACTCTCGAAATCTACAACCCCGGCTTCCGCGCGAAGATCACCGGTTTCCTCCGTGCCGTCCAGAACGCACAGCTGGTGCTCATCGTGCTCACCAACCAAGGTGAATGGCACATGATGGGCGACCGCTACCGCGGCGCCATCCTCGCCGAATTCGAAGCCACCAGCGGAAAAGCCACGACCGACGCCAACGGCGCAAGCATGACTTTCCAATACAACACGCCTTCCGACCGCATCGTCGAGCTCACCGACGCACAGGTCGAAGTCCTCTGCACCGTCAACGGCAGCATGACCGAAGCCGCCATCAGCGACATCGGCGACAGCAACATCTCCTCCTCCGGAGCGACCTTGACGGCCACCTTCACGAACAACCAGGAGACCATCACCAAGGTCGGCTTCCGCTACCGCAAGGAGGGCGACGCAGACTGGACCGAGAAAGCCTCCACGTCGTTCACCTCCGGCACGGCCAAGTCGTTCACGATCTCAGGCCTCACCACCGGAAGCGACTACCTGTACTACGCCTACATGGTCGTGGACGGTCAGGAACGCTACAGCGAAACCTTCGCCTTCACCACTCTCTGATGATTCTCTCTCCCCCCGAAAGGGTATCTACTGTGTGTTAATTTGTAACTTATTTTTCTCGAAGGGCGGGCACATGCCCGCCCTTTTCTAAACAAAGACAATATGGCCAACATCATAAGAGTACAATTCCCTGAAAGCCAGTTCATCAAAGAGGAAACCGCCAAGACGCAGATCGTCCTCCACCACACGGCCAGCGGCCCAGGCGTGGACGGCGACCTGGCATGGTGGCGCAAGACCCCCGAACGGGTGGCCACCCACTTCATCATCGACAGAGAAGGACAAATCTACCAACTGTTCGATCTAAAGTACTGGGGCTGGCATCTCGGACTTTCGAACAACGACTTCGCCTCCATGGGATGCACCTACCGCAATCTGGACAGAAGCTCTGTCGGCATCGAACTCGACTGCTGGGGACACCTCAAGAAATCCGCCGACGGCCGCTACTACCCCACCGGCATGGAGGGAAAGGCGCGTCCGGTGACGGAAGTCCACGAATACTGCAAAGACAACAAATGGAGAGGCCATACGCTATACGAGAAGTACTCATCCGCGCAGATCAGCGCGCTGAAAGACCTGCTGCACGAGCTGTGCCGGCAGCTCAACATACCGAAGAAATACAACCTTGACATGTGGGGTGCGTCCGTCAACGCGCTGAAAGGCACGCCCGGCATCTGGACCCACGCATCCTACCGCAAGGACAAATCGGACTGCCACCCGCAGCCCGAATTATGCGAAATGCTCAAATTGCTATGACTATGGGAATCACATCAGAGAACAGAGAGACAATCATCCGGTGGCTGACATCGGACATGGAAATTGCAGAAGGCCGCAGGCTCGTCGCGGAACTACACCCCAACAGACGGCTTGCGAGGAACTCCGCGCACATGAGCGTCCGGATGGTGGAGTACGAGCTGAAAGTGCTGCTCGGAATCCCGAAGACCGAGATATTCACACAGAAATGCACGAACAAAGAAATCATATCGAAATATGTCAAGAGGACTGAAGTCAGAGAATTTATTTCCGGCAGAGGAATACACGGAAACAAAAATGAAGGAAATCAGCAGGGACATCGGGAAAGCCCTGCTCCGCAAGGAACGAAGAAAGAAACTCGCCCGCGCGTTGCCGCTGACGACCATCTTCTGCTGCAGGCTAAAGAGGCGGTTGCGGAACTGGGTATGGAAGCGTCGAAACTCCACAACGCGCTCTTCGAGACGGGCGAAGTGAACAACGACAAAAACACCAGGGCGAGAGCCGAGATGCTGGAGCAGCTCCGTGCCGTCACCGACATGAAGGAAGCCATCTGGAAAGAGAAAGAAGACTATTGCGACACCGGAGTGGCCAGCCAGAGGCTGAAAGACATGGTGGAGAACTATTACAACAAGGGCGAATCCGGAGACGGCGGCAATGAAGACCTGTCGGCCAAAGACACGGCATGGCTCATCAAACGGAAAGAGAATGTACGCAAGTACATCACCAAGTGCCGCAACCGGCTGGAATACGGCACCAAGACCGCACAGGCCAAGAAAAACCCGATGCCGCCGGGACCAGAAAGGGCCAAGACGCAGAAGCGCCTCGACGACTACATCAAGGAACTTAAAGCCATCACCAAAGAACTCGAAAGGAGAACCGACCAATGAACTTCTTCACACTATTCGCAGGAGAAAGCATCACATCAATAGCCACCACCATCGTGATGATTGGAACCAACATCGCCAGTTTCGTAGGATGGAAGTTGGAAAAGAACAAGCGCAAATACGATGATATACGCGCAAAAGTGAGCATCGTGGATGAACTTTCGGCAAAAAACGAAAAAAACATCCAGGACATATTCGAACTGCGCGAACAGATGATGGCAATCAAACTCGAGCTCAACAGCGTGAAGATGAAATCGCAAAAGCAGGAAGAGAGAATCAAAGAGCTGGAAACCGAGAACCAGCAGCTAAGGGAAAACCAGCAGAAACTCATCAAGGAAAACGAGCAGCTGAAATACACTGTCGAATGCATGAAATACGCTGGCAAGAAGAAACAACCCGTACCTAAAAGAAAGGACGCGCCATGTTCGAACTGACACAGACAGTCGCGCCGAGGCGCAAGCCGATGAAACTGTCCGACTACCCATACGACGCGATGTTCCCGCAGAGCGTCGATTTCGTAGGCGAGCCGTGGGAGATCCTGTCCAAGCACATCGGTCTGATCGAGCACGGAGGCAGCTACAATTTCTGGACCTTCGGCCGCTATTGCATGACCGATATCATCAACCACCTGCTGCGCATCACAGGCCCCGCCGACGTGACGGCAACCACCTGGTCGCTGAACGCCGCCAGCGTGCAAACGATGCTCAACCGGCGGAAAGACGGCCTTCTCAAAAGTTTCCGCATGTGGATCGATCCGCGCGTGCGCCGTGCCGCTCCGGAACCGCTGGCGTTGCTCAGGCACAACTTCGAGACTGTGATAGCACCTGTCCACGCCAAGATAGCGCTCGTCGGCAACGAGGAGTGGAAGATCAGCGTGAGCGGAAGCATCAACTTCACAAGCAACCCGCAGCCGGAGCGCGGGATCATCCAGTGCATAGACTCGGTGTACGACCGTGACAAAACCATAATAGACGCGGAATTCGCCAAGGGCGACCGCCTGAAACTGTCCGACTGTGAGAAAGGAGACCTCGATGACACAGGAACAGCATGATTCGGTTTTCGAGCTCGGAAAGCTCGGTTTCGCCATAAAAGATGTCGCGCTGCTGCTGGAAATGCCTGAAAAGGAAGTCTTTGCGCAGTTCACCGACAAAAAAGGCGAAATCTATTCCGCATACACCGCGGGGAGAATCCAGGGGAAGGTGGACATCAGGCGCACCATCCAGGCCTCCGCGCTGAACTCATCGTCTCCGGCTCTTGAGAAGATGCTGGAGTTTTTCAAAAAATCCGAATACGACAACATGGAGATATGGGAGGAATGACATGAAGAAATCGCTCGCACAGACAAACGAGGAGAACTACCAGGCCATCGCGCTGTACTACAGCGGCACGACGGACGTGGAACTCAGGGACGACCAGAAGGCCGTCCTCGAACGCTGGCGCACGGCGCACGCCATCCTGCGCAAGTATCCGCGCCCATACGTGGCCTCCAAGATGCTCCAGTCAAGATACCCGGATATATCCCTGGCACAGGCGCGTGTGGACGTGCAGTCCGCCGCACGACTATGGAACGTCGCCGAGAAGGTTGACCGCGACTTCATCGAGGGCTGGTTCGTCGACACCCTGCTCAAGGAGATCAGCAACCCAGGAGCGTCGGAAGCCGTGCGCGCAAAGAACCTGCAGACGCTCGGGGCATGGCTGAAGGCACAGCCGCCTGTCGAGATAGACCCGCATCTGATGGAACGCAACCAGGTGAACATCATATTCCAGACAGACAACCGGCAGGTCGTCTACTCGGAGGCCGACATCCTCCACCTGAAGCCCGCCGACCGCGAAAAACTTCTCACCTCGATGCCGCACAACCTCACGGAAGAGCAGGCGGCGGAAATCCTCAATTCCTGACCCATGGAGATAAACATACCCGTAAACCGGATACAGCTGATGTGCAAGATGCTGTCGCCGCGCAACCTCGTGCTGGTGTGCGGACGCGCCACCGGAAAGTCGTGGATCCACGGACAGCGGCTCGACGAATCCATAAGGTGGATGCCGCGCTGCACCATCG